GATTTACCGACACTTCATCTGGCTCAGATACATCAGACGAAACACCGCTTACTGGGGACGATGGCCCTGTTATCACTATTGATACTAACAATGGAGGCGGCGATGGCGATGGCGATAATGGCGGTGGCGGTGGCGGCGGCGGCGGCGGACCATTCAGCGATGGCGGTGGTGGCGGTGTCGACGTTGAAACCACTGGAAGCGAAGGCCCCCCACTCAGCACCGGAGGCGGAGGCGGCGGTGGCGGCGGTGGAGGCGGTGGAGGACTATTTGCCTCGAATCCGTACATGGGAGGCTTGGGATACGACCTGCAAGCACCGAGAAGCGTGGTTTATGACCCAACAGACCCGATGATTCAACTTGACAGAATCATCCAGAAAAGCTTATTTCAAGGTATGATCTGATGACCTACTTAAACCTAGTCAACGCAGTGCTGAGAAGGCTTCGAGAGAGCACGGTGTCTACTGTATCAGAGACAGACTACAGCACCATGATTGGCGACTTTGTGAATGACGCCAGGGTGCTCGTTGCTGCGGCGCACGAGTGGACAGAACTGAGAAGCCGAATCACCATCAATACCGTGGCGGATGACGACACCTACTCCCTGACTGGATACGGGCATAGCGGTGAGATTCTGAATATCTGGAACGACACCTCTGATTGGGAGGTCTTGTACCAGACAAACGAGTGGTTTGACAAGCAGAATCTGCTAAATACTGCTTTATCTCAGTCACCGAACAAGTACACCTTTGTCGATGGATTAGATGGTAATGGTGATGTACAGATCCAACTGTACCCTATTCCCGATGATGTTTACACGCTGTACGTGGATTCAGTTATTCGAGACAACGTATTGAGTTCAGACTCAGACACTCTGGCAATCCCAGAGAACCCTGTTATCCACCTTGCCCTTGCCTTTGCAGCGAGGGAGCGTGGCGAGACGGGAGGTACGTCTACGCAGGAATACTTTGAAATTGCCAACAACTTCCTGTCGGACGCGATTGCGATTGACGTATCACGACACCCTGAAGAATTTATCTGGTACACTCCATAATGGCGCAACCGCTTAAGAGTATCAACCTCATCGCCCCGGCATTCAAGGGGGTGAACACCGAGGACTCTCCCTTGGCGCAAGACCCATCTTTCGCTGAGGTTGCCGATAATGCGGTGATTGACCGCAGGGGTAGGCTCGCGTCAAGAAAGGGATACTCGGTTGTCACAGAAACCAAGACGGAGCTGGGCTCGGACTCTCTGAGGGCAATCAAGGAGTTCCGTGACTCTGATGGGAATACGCTGGTCTTCAGTGTAGGAAATAACAAGATCCTCTCTGGAACCACAACACTGACTGACGCCACCCCAGGCTCGTACACGGTATCGAACGACAACTGGAAACTGGTCAACTTTAATGACCACATGTACTTCTTTCAGGCCGGACAAGAGCCTCTGGTGTACTCCAACTCCCTCGGGGCTGTAACTAAAATGTCTTCCGTCCACGGTGCCCACGGGGTAGCATCTACGATGTACGGCAATGAGGTGCTTGCAGCGTGGGGAAGGCTGTTCACTGCAGACGTAAACGGAAACCCAAATACAATCTACTGGTCAGACCTTCAGCAGGGGCACAACTGGAGTAGTGGTAGCTCAGGTTCTATCGACGTAGAAGAGGCGTGGCCTAACGGCTATGATGAGATTGTGGCTCTTGCGGCGCACAATGACTTCTTGGTGGTGTTTGGCAGAGAGTCCATCATCGTCTATTCTGGCGCTGACGATCCGGCGAACATGGCGATATCCGACACGATCAACGGTATCGGGTGTGTGAACAGGGACACTGTACAGAGCACCGGCAAAGACCTGCTGTTTCTCGCCAAGGATGGATTGAGAGGTCTTGGTAGAACCATTCAGGAGAACTCTCTGCCTATCGCGAGGATGTCCAACACAATTACCGAGGACATTATAACCCTGATTAATTCTGAGTCCGCCTACTTCCGCTCTGTCTACCACCCCGAGGAAAACTTTTACCTAATTACTTTTGTTGGCGGAACAACGACTTACTGCTTCGATGTAAGGCAGCAGCTAGAGGACGGGTCTTTCAGGGTAACAAGATGGCCCAACACCTCATGGACGTGCTATGAATCCACCTTTGATGGTGATTTGAGGATTGGGTCGTCAGACGGCATTGGGACTTATTCCGGTTACGATGATAATGGAACCGCCTATAGGATGGTTTATTCCAGCCCGGAATTATCCTTCGGAGACGCGGCTACACTAAAGCTCCTGAAGAAGATTCGCCCGACCATTATCGGCGGGTCGGGTCAGGACGTATCCCTCAAGTGGAAATATGACTTTGGTTCCAGGCAGGGGTCAAAGACTATCGTCGTGGACTCTGACGCATCAGCAGAGTTTAGCGTGGCCCAGTATAACATAGGCCAGTTCAGCGGAGGCACCATTGTCATCAGGAAGCCCGTGAACGCGAATGGCAGCGGGGCTACGCTGTCAATAAGAATTGAAGTAGACATTAACGGCACAGAGTTGTCGATACAGGAGATTAACGTGCTTGCACTGACGGGTAGAATACTATGAGCATTTGGGACAATCTTTTTGGCGCTGGAGCTGGCGCTCTTCTTGCAAAGGAAGGCTATGACCGGCTTGAAGAAATTGGAGAACAGGCGTATAGTGAGTTTGCAGGGCCGGGAGGTCTTGCTGACCGGCTCTCCAGCAGGATGGAGTTCCGGCCATACACGGTGACTACGGGTACTGGGGGACGTTTCTCTGTCGGCCAGGATGGAGCGTCTCAATTCCAAATGTCTCCGCAAGAACAGGCCATGTACAACAAGGCTCTCCAACAGGCGAGCATGTTCTTCGACCAAGCAGCAATGCCTACTGCACAACGAGAGCAAGAGGTGTATAACCGAATGCGAGCAGTCATGTCTCCCGAGGAGGAGCGTCAACGCCTCGCATTAGAACAGAGACTGTTCAATCAGGGTCGAAGTGGTGTCAGAACCTCCATGTTTGGCGGCGCGCCTGAACAACTGGCTCTTGCTAAGGCGCAGGAGGAAGCAAGGAACGCAGCCATACTGAACGCTATGGAGTTCGCCGGACAAGAGCAATCCCGTCAAGCTCGACTCGGCACTGGTATGCTGGCAGCGGGTTATGTTCCGCAGGCACAGATGATCTCTGCGCTGCAGCCTGGAATGACTGCACAGGAGCGGGCAAGACTGAACCTCTTGGATCAATCTCAGGCGTATGGAGAAACCTACGCTACAGGACTCGACGCCCTGCTTCAGTCTGGATTGGGTCAGGCCAGCATTGTGGGTGGTCTGGGCGCGGGCATTGCCGAAGCATCGCTCGGCGGATTGTTTAAATAAGGAGTTATCATGGCTAGACTTTCACAAGGGTTCCTGTCCGCACTGGCAAATCCGCAAGGGATGCAGCAGGCCTTCAATCAGCTTGGTCAATCTATCGGCCAGCTCCCCGCACAATACCGCACTGCAAAACGGAATGCTGAGCTGAACCAGATCGACACAACTACGCCGGAAGGCCAGATCCAGCTGCTCGAAGCTCAGATGCAGACGGAGAAGGATCCGAATCGACGTGCCGAGATGGGTCGTTCGATCATAAAAATTCAAAAGCAGATAACCGAAACCTCCAGATCCAAGGCAAGACTGGAGGCTGAAGCTAAACTGGCTGACCAACTGGAGGCTAACGAAGATCCCACCACAGCAAATCTGCTTCGATCTGGGGCGATTACAGCCGCTCAGGGTAACAATGCACTAAAGGCAATCAATATCGCCTCTAAGGGCTCTGAGGCGCGTAAGGGGCTGGTCAAGTCTCTCGGTCTTGAGGACTCCGAGATGATTACCGAATCATCCATTGATGAGCTTTCTGATGCACAATTCAGCACACTTATCCGTGAAGCTGGAGAAACCGAGGAAAGACGCGCCCTTGCCGAAGCACTACGCAATCGCGACGAGAACGAGTTAGCGGACGCTTACGAGGAGGGCTTTTATACACAGGCGCAGATCGGCCAGATGATGATGCAATCCTCCGATAAGAGGGAAAAATTCACTGGTCGTGAGCGAAAGCTGTACGATGGCAAGATCGTCTTCACTGCCAATGTGACCGATGCCGACGGCAATCAGTTTGTCGGCTGGTACGATTACGAGAACAGCAAATGGGTGAAGGCTGACCCTGCCAAGATCGAGGATCTGCCGAAGGATCAGTCCAAGAGCGTCAACGACGTTACCAGCCAGGACATGAAGAATGCCGCGATCTACCTGTCACAGCGCAAGGACTACTCTGAGCTGCCTGCCAGCCTGAAAGAGCAAGCCAAGCTGCAGTTTGCTCTATTGTCCCAGAAGTACATGGACAAAGGCAAGTCTGCTCGTGAAGCATTCGAGCTGGCTAACTCAGGGGTCAAGATCACGAACGATAGATCATGGTACGAGTTCTGGAAGGAGGGAGACAGCGTAGACTCTGTCTCGACTGAAGAGCCGCTCGTATACAATCCAGAAACCGATGAGTTTGAGACTAATGCAGACAGTTAAGGTAGGCAACCAAACCCTACTGTTCCCAGACTCAATGACTCAGGACCAGATCAAGGCGGTCCTTCGGGATAAGTTTGGGAATGGCACGACACCCGCCGCTCCCGCGCCGGCATCAGCCCCTGCGCCAGCAGAATCTTCACCAACCAATGACGTATCATGGCTGGACGAAGCTGCGTATGCGTGGGATTCTACGAACGCTGACTACGAGAACTGGGCTGTTGCTGTGGAGGCAAAGTTCGGTCTCGGCGAGGTTCGTATTGACGAAAACGGTATTGACTGGAAAACTGCCGAGGAGATGTACCCCGGATGGAACGACATGAGCTACTCCGAGCGGAAAGAGTTCCTGCTGGAGCGTGAGCGTCAGGCCGTCGAAGAGGAGTATGCCGATGTCATTGCCTTCCAAGAGGAGACCGGTGGATCTGCGTCGGCCGAGGTCATTGGCTCCATGGCCAAGACTCTCGCCACCCCAACTAGCCTATTCCCTTTTGGTCATACGATGAAAGGCGCAACCGCTATGGGTGCCGTTGTTGCAGCCCAATCCGAACTCGCGAGACAAGAAGCCACCGAGGACTACAGCGTCGAGGAACTGCTCAAGCAAACGACCATCGGCGCTGGTGCCGGCGCTGCTGCAAATAAGGTCGAGACTGTGGT